AAGACTGGCGTTGAAACTGGCGCTGAAGAGATTTAAGTTTTAAGGAGTTTGCCGGCCATGGATGGCACATTCTAACATTTAAAGAGTATAAATAGATATATGACTACATCAAATAAAAACTTTTTAAGCCCAGTGGGTTTTCAATTCAAAATCGATTCTACACAGTATTCTAATATTGAATATTTTTGTACATCAGTAACGCTTCCTGATTTATCTTTATCAGAAGTAGCTACTCCATATAGAACATCCAATATGGGAATGACTGGTGATCGAATTGCTTTTGGAGATCTATCAATTCGATTCAATATAACAGAAGATATGGAAAACTATATTGAAATGTTTAATTGGATGCATAATATAATTCAAAAGGGAGAGTCATTTAAATCAGATGCAACTCTTTCTATATTAAGTAGTCATAACAACGTAACAAAGGAAGTAACATTTAGAGATTGCTTTCCAACTAGTTTAGCAGCTGTTGAATTTTCGACACAACAAACTGACATTGAATACTTACAAGCTGACGTAACATTTAAATATACGTACTTTGAAGTAAATTAGTATACACTAAGTACCTATTAGTGGGTACCTTCTGTATACCATATAAATAATTTTATACCATGGAGATATAATGAATAGCCTAGAAACAATACTTGAAATGTGGAAAAAAGATTCAATCATTGATCAACTCGAATTAGATAAGTCTGCTCGAGATTCTGCAAAGCTTCATTCGAAGTACTTAGAACTATACTCAGTTAATAAATTAAGATTCAAGAAATTAGACCTTGAGTTTAAAGTATTATTGAGAGACAAATTTATGCATTACAATGGTAAACTTACTCAAGTCGAATTAGACTCTAAGGGTTGGTCATATGATCCATTGAATGGACTTACTGTATTAAAAGGTGATATGGACAAATGGTATGATGCTGATCCATTGATCCAAGAACATCAAGCTAAAATGCATTATACCCAAGAGCTGATAGACACATTAAAAGAGATAATGGAAAATGTCAAGTGGCGTCATCAGAATATTAAAAACATTATTGAATGGAACAAATTCACTAGCGGGATGTAATGGAAAAAATAATAGTCAAAAAGAAGAATGAAGTCTTCCTCCATGTTGTGACCGAACCGGGGATAGAGATGGAATTGTCTGAGCACTTCTGCTTCTTTGTAGAGGGTTATAAGTTCATGCCAGCATACAAAAATCGTATGTGGGATGGCAAAATACGCCTATATGATGCCCGTAAGAAGGAGATATATGGTGGTTTATTTGAATATATCAAAGAATTTGCCCAAGTTAGGGACTACGAGCTCATTGTAGAGGACAATTCCATGTATGGAAGGCCCGATACTACAGAGATGCATGACATAGAAACCTTCCTGAACAGTCTGTCACTCTCTGTGAATGGAGTAGGTATAACACCCCGGTCGTACCAGCTCGATGCACTGTCGAGGGCGCTACAGCATAGAAAGGCGTTACTATTAAGCCCTACGGCTTCCGGAAAGAGTCTGATCATATATCTAGCCATTAGATATCATTTAGAGATGAATCAAGGAAACGTACTGCTGATCGTCCCTACGACCTCGTTAGTTGAACAAATGTATTCAGATTTTGCTGATTATTCTCGGACAGACGATTGGAATGTTGAAGAAAATTGTCATAAAATCTATTCTGGTAAAGAGAAGTATAACATAAAGCAACAAGTTGTTATTACTACATGGCAGTCAATATATAAAGAAACTTCTAAGTGGTTCCAAGATTATGGTATGATTGTTGGTGATGAGGCTCACAACTTTAAAGCTAAGTCATTAACTTCGATACTTGAAAAATGTGTTAATGCTAAATACAGACTTGGTACAACTGGTACATTAGATGGATCTCAAACGCATCAGTTAGTTTTAGAAGGTTTGTTTGGACCAGTCTATAAGGTAACTACAACTAAAAAGTTAATGGAAGAAGGTTCTTTAGCTCAGTTAGATATCAAAATTTTATTGCTAAAATATAGTGATGAATACTGTAAGCTTGTATCAAAAATGAAGTATCAAGACGAGCTTGACTTTATTGTAAAGTATAATCCTAGGAATAATTTCATAACTAACTTAGCTATGGACCAAGAAGGTAATACTTTGATACTATTTCAATATGTCGACAAACATGGTAAACCATTACATGACATGTTAAAGAGTAAGTTTGAAGCGTTACCAAGAAATACTAGGAGACTATTTTATGTATCTGGCGAAACAGATGTCGATGCTCGGGAAGAGATTAGGGCAATCACTGAAACTCAGGATAACGCAATTATTGTTGCTAGTATGGGTACATTTTCTACTGGGATTAATATTAAGCGCCTACATAATGTTATCTTTGCTGCACCAAGTAAATCTCAAATTCGGGTCTTACAGTCGATTGGGCGAGGATTAAGGAAGTCTGCTGATGGTATAGATACTACTAAGGTATTTGATATTGCTGACGATTTGCATTGGAAGACTAAAAAGAACTATACATTATTACACGCAGCTGAAAGGATCAAGATTTATAGTAAAGAGAAATTCGACTATAAAATTCATGATATAAATATATAAATGGAATCTATTAAAGATATTGACATAAGACACTTTAAACTGACAAGTGGCGAAGAGCTTATTTGTTATGTGCAAAGTTCAAGTGAACACGCATTCATTGTTGAACGACCTGCGGTCGTACGATGTGGTTCTGATGGTACATGGACTTTTGGAGATTGGTTTCCTTTCTCCGACAAGAAGATGTTTAAGATCATGAAAAGGTTTGTGATTAATCATACTGAAGTTGTAGATGAGACTAAAGAATCATTCATTAAGTATTCATGTCAGGATATTATGGCAGCTGAGATTAATGATGGATATGATCAATATGATTATGATAATGATAATACAATGGTTGATACTGGTGATGATGAGTGGAACGAAGAAGAACCATCAATAGATGAGATAACCATACATTAATTGTTGTATACCCCTTACCTCCCCGGTGACATCTATATTATATCATACTTTGGGCGTAATGTAAACGTTTAATTCACCTAATTGTGAAAATAAATGAAATTAAATTAATTTAAAATAAACGTTTACATTTGAACCAGACTATGATATAATAGTACATTATTAGGAGATATATAAATGACCGTTAAAATCAAACCAAAAGCTAAGCCACATTACGTTAACAATAAAGAGTTTTCGTTAGCTGTGGTTGAATACGTCAAGACTGTAATCGTAGCTAAAGCATCAGAAAGTACAATACCTAAAGTTCCTGATTATGTAGCAACATGTTTCATGAAGATATCAGAAGGCTTATCACATAGACCTAACTTTGTACGTTACACGTATAGAGAAGAAATGGTTATGGATGGAGTTGAAAACTGTCTTAGAGCCATTAATAACTATAAGATTGAAACTGCTACTAGAACTGGTAATCCCAACGCATTCTCATATTTTACTCAGATTTGTTTCTTTGCTTTTATTAGACGTATTACTAAAGAAAAGAAGCAACAAGAAATCAAATTTAGATACATCGAAAAGATGGGTATTGAAGATTTTGCTGCTATGGGTATGGATGATAACGGTGCAGCTCAAACCTTAGAGTATGTTGATACATTAAGGCAAAGAATTGATCAAATTAGAATTAAAGATACTAAGATCAAAGAGTTTGCGAAGATTGAAAAAGAAAAAGAAAAACTAGAATTGTTTATGATTGAATAGGACTACATAATGAAAGTTGCAATATTGAATGACACTCACTGTGGTGTTAGAAACTCTTCTGATATATTTTTAAACTATCAGGAACGATTTTATACTGAGATCTTTTTTCCATATCTTAAAGAACATGGAATTACAAATATCTTACATCTAGGTGATTACTATGAGCATCGAAAGTTTGTTAATTTCAAAGCTCTTAACGCTAATCGTAAACACTTCTTAGAACCAATGCGTGAGATGGGTATTACCATGGACATTATTCCTGGTAATCACGACGT